TCCTTTTATTGGGTTTGCATTAATTACAATAGAGTCCTTTAAGACTTGGACATACATACTTTCATAAAACGCCCCGGTATCATTTAAAGTGTAGGGTTCGCCTGCCTTTTTTTTAGGGTTTATTAATTCCGTAACGGGTGAGTAATAACCAATAATGTCGCCATCTTTATTTACTCCTTTATTAGTTAACTGATCTATTTTTATCCAATTTAGTATTTGATCTTTGAGATTTGTATCAAAAATATTATACCATAAAATTGCGTCAATTAGATATTTTTCTCTCCTTAACAATTCATGTAATTTGCTGTTTCCTATTGCCATACAGTAAAAATACAAAAAAAAGAGAGCTAAATTAATAACTCTCTTTCTTTTTTACTTATCAGTCTTTTTGACTGTTTTCTTTCCTTTTGGAGTGCCATGCACTAACCTCCATATTTTCCTGACTTCTTTCTCATCTAGTTTACTTAAATGCTTTACAGCCTCATCTTCCGTAGAGCTTTTTACATATTCTGGATTGATAGAAGTACTCCCTATCTTGAACACCATGTTATGCAAAAATTAAAGTTTCTAAATTACTTTCAAAACCTGCTACCATTCCGGTCGCGCTTGGTTTGAAAATCTTAATTGTCCCATTATCAGAAGCAGTTTGGGAAGCTATTGTTAACTCGTATCTACCTTTTACCGTAGCATCTGGCGTTACTGCCGAAACAGCCACAACAGCCGAGGTAGTAGTGTTTGTTAAAACTACGTCCGATGGTTGTAAACCTAGCAACGGTTGTTTAGTAACCGCAGTACCGAAATCTTTATGGACATTTACAACTATACTCGTAGTAGAGATAGGGCCAACTAAAACCTCTCCACTAACCAAACCGCTAAACGTATTCGCATCAAAGCCATCTAATTCACTAGCCGTTACCATCCATTGATTAGCATCAGAACTTTGTCTAGCATAATCATATTGAACAGAAATCATTGAAGTTTCCGATGCTGTACGCTCCATAAATTTAGCGTCGTAACTCGCTTGGTTTACCGGTCTACCATATAACTTTGTTCCCTCTTTTTGTCCTAGAATAGAACCACACGCATCAATACTGAATTCTGTAAAGTCTACACAAACATTTTGCAATTTAGCAAAGTATTGATTACTTGCATCTCTAAATTGAAAGTTTACTGTTTTAATACCTTCAAACAATTTAGTACGCTCGTTCGTGTCCGATGTTGCATAAGTTGCATCAGTTTCTTCCGGTAAAACGTTAGTAATACCCAAAATTGGATAAAAACGTTTTGTCGGATCAGGTTCGTTAATACGTAATATTAACTCATCTTTTAACGCAGTTGGCGTTAATGTTAAATCTAAACTGTTTCTCTCTCCGTCTGAGTTAATTGCTGGCGTCCAATACTTACCAGTCGTTAATTTAAACAGTTTTTGGGTACTGTTTCCCGTGTTTTGAATGTTATCTGAACATCCACATCCTATTAATTCCATTTTTTGTTATTTTAATTTTTTAACAATCTTTATTTATTCTTAATTCTAATTCTAAGCAGACACCGCTTAAATCCTCATCTATAATCTTCTCCTTTGCTCCATTGCTTACATATACTCCAAAACGCTCTTGACCTATTAGATTGGCTCTACTATATTCGTACTTTACAGAATTTTTAACATAATCTAAAAACCTTACTGAAAGATTTCTCATTCTGTTTATTACAATATCGTAGTGCTGTTCTGTTAGCCATTTACGCTCATCTGTATCTGATAGAAAAAACAACTTAATATTGCTATAAATCATCGGACTTTCTACAACATCTATGTCCTCTTTAAAACCAGTTACCAACCATATAAAAGGAACTTTCTCTCTTGTTCTACTGCTTATTTGTTGGTACTCGCTATTAACGCTTAAAGCCTTTCCAGTTAAATAAGTAGGTAATTTAATACCAAAAAAATGTAACTTATCTAAGTTAAAAACACTAATACCATCATCAGCAATCAAATCAAAGCTCTCATTAACAACTAAGTTCACAACCTTATAAATAATACCGTTATCATCAATTAATTTATCTCCGTTTGCTATGTACAAAGTATCTTTAGCTTTTATAGAGTTGCCAATATTGCTACAAACATAGATAGTTAAATCTAAATTACTTACAATATCTTTAATTGAGTTATAAATACTATTCATTATATGTTAATTACAAAGTCCAATTCTTGACCTTTAAATGTTGGATAGTCGGTATCATTATTATAGATGTACGCTTGTATCACTTTGCCCGTTTCAATAGAATTATTGTAACGTGTGTAAATATCAAACACATTAACGCTATCAGAATTCTCTCCCTTTACTTTCTTAACTCCTACTGTCGTTTGTCTATTATACAAATCTCGAACGTAATGAAAATAAATAATACCCTTTAAGTAAAATTTAATACCTTGACTTCTTTCATACTCTCCGTAAATCTCTTTATAAAAGTCATTGAAGATGTCTAAATAAATTTGACTTTGAGGTACTCCATTTGCATCTAAGTCCAAAATTAATAATTCGTATAACTCCAACCCTAATAAATCTATTAGAGCCTCTTTTTGATATTGATCAATATACGCTTGTAGTTCGTTTTCTTGAAAAGAGTTGACAGCGATAGAAAATCTACCGCCATCAAAATCTGATATTTGTATAATGTTTGCCATTATTTAACCTTTGCTAAACCTTTATTAATTAAAACATTTGCAACGTCACCGCTAACCTCATAAGTATCACCTTTTCGTAGATGTTTTCCGTTTTTTAAAACTTCAATACTATAAACTTTGTTTAAGTCTAATCTACTCGCCTCTTTTGTTGTTTTCTTTTCTGTCGCCATATCTTAATAATTATGCAGTTTCTAATGAAGCCTTATCAGTTGCAAAAACACCTTTAACAAACGCCGTTCTATCATTATTTTTAATGATGTTAACACCTCTCCATTCAGCTAAGATTGTTCTCATATTCTTAGTGAAATCGTTACCATCTAAACCAACTTGAATAGTAACAGCCTCTCTGTTTAAAAGCATATCTAGAGCAAACTCCGCCACTAAATATTCTCCTCGTGTTACTAATGTTGATGGTATAATAGGCGTTCCATCTAATGATAACTCCCCGGCAACCATTGCTAAACGCTCAACATAACGCTTATCTGTTGCAGATACTTTAACCATTTTTAAAGATGTAACATCAGAAGGGTGCATTAAAATTGCTGTTGCTCCGTCATGCTCTGCAATCATTATTTGATTCATTGCAACAGTAAGCACATCTACTTCGTTTGCATTATCAATAGTGTTAGCAAAAGAACCCGCTGTAAAGGCTGTCGCTAATGTTCTAATACCACTCAACGCGTTTGCACCACCAGCACCAGCGTAAACCTCTGTTTCAACTTTCTTTAAAAGCTCTTTTCTTAACTCTAATTGAATTAATGAGTCTATAAAGTCAATATCCGACATCATCTCATCAGAAACTTTAATGAAAGCTGTAATCTTTTGAACCTTTTCAGACGCAACTATTAAATCAAAATCAATTTTATTTTTAACAGCTCCTTCTGTTGTGTAATTAGCGCTACCATCTTGGTTAGCTTGGTAAACCCAACTAACAATGTTTGATTGCGTTGTACCTTGAGATACTAAATCTAAAAGTCTTACACGTCTAGTTGGTATTAAATTAACCCCAGTTAATCTATCCTCAACCGGGATATTACCACCGCTAACATTAGTAGACAATAGCATATCTGCTGGAGCTTTAATCGTAAACTCCGAACCATGTACAGTTTCTTTGTCATGGCTAGATAAAGATTTTAACTTATCTAAGTTTGATACTAATTCAGACTTAATTGATTTAGAGTTATCTTTTTTAGCTTTCTCTGTGTTAGCTTTAATAGATAATCCCATCTCTTTTAAAGCAGAATTTAATTCTTTCATCTGCTCTACTTGGTTGTCTTGAAGTTGCTTAATGGCTTTAGCTAACTCCTCTTTACTTGCTGAATCCTTTACCTTAGAGTCTAACTCCTCGATATATGTTTTCAACTCTTTGTTGTACTCATTGTACAAACCTGCTTTTTCTTCTGCCGACTTATTATCGAATACCTCTTGTTCGATTGATTTTGCCGTTAGAAATTCTTGAAATGTTTTAGTCATCTCTTTTTTTCTTTAGTTAAAATTATACATACTTACTTTTCGAGTGTCTTTCAACGGCTCGCTCTTATTTAATCGAGTGTCTTTCAACGGCTCGTTTTTTCCTTGAAATAAAGGTGTGGCATCATTACTCCCGTTTAGTACCATACTACCCTCTTTGTGTATTTTAGCTTCAATAACGGCCCAAAAATAACCTTGCTCATCTATCTTTTCGGCGTTCACTACATCGCTAATATATTTGTCGTAATTTAGTTTCTCCTCCTCGTATTCTTTATCTAATGAATTAATACAAAGTTCTACCTTAACATATTGCATTGATACGCTATGCTGAATATCTATATTTTCTTTTATTATCTTACTTGCCTCTAAATGGTTAATTTTACTTTTATCTACTTCATACATTAAAGCATCAGTAGTTCCTTTAAAGTTAAACCCTAAATCACTCCATTCAATATTTTTAACGCTAACTTTAACGTCTTTAGGATAAGCTACAACACTCCCGATACTCATATCGTGATTAACTAAGTAGTAAATTTTATTTTGTTGCTCCTTTACTGACTTTGTCCAAATTCCTTTTAAATGAACGTCGTTATGACTATCTAAATAGTTGGTTGTATTAATAACTGCTAAAATATGATTTTCTTTTACGTCTAAATTCTTATTAGTAGAAGATTGAAAACTAATAATAGGAGATGATTTAACAACGCTTTTAGCTTTTTTTAAACCTATCAAATCATTCTTACTATCTTTTAGAGCTTTAAATAATTCTTGCTTACTAGTAAACTCTTTTTTTGGAAAATCAATGCTCTTAATCATTTTTTAACAAGTTTAGATTTAACTTCTAATTCTTTTTTTAACCTCTCTTTTAAATGGCAATTATCCATTTTATCTATTCTTTCGGCTAACTTTTTTTTATTATCTTCTTTCATATTAAGAATAATTACGCCAAAGTTACAAAAAAAATTTGTTTCTTTGTATAAAATTATTATATAGATATGGAATTTAAACCGTTCAAAGATTTTTTTAACCTATTTAACCGAGGTAACGATTATTATAATACACCAAAGATACCTAGTAACAACTATATCTTAAGCGGTCAACCCGAATTTTTAAATCCAGATACTTGGAACGCTTTTAATATCTACATGACAACTGCCGAGGTTTACGCCGTTATTAATAGATTAGCACATTTACAAGCTAGTGGGACTTGGAGGCATTACAAGTTAGTTAACGGCGAAAGCCAAGAGGTTAAAAATAGCGACGTTATTAATTTGCTAGAGAATCCAAATCCATTAATGAAGGGTAACCAACATATAATTCAAGCCGTAACTAATTTAAGTATTTACGGTAATAATTACGAATATATGCTTAAAGCCTTTGATAACCAAGAGATACCGGACGGGTTAACTAACTTAAATCCCTCGGAGATAGGTATTCAATTAACCGGTAAATCTTATAAGCAATCCAAAATTGAAGATATTATCGAATACTACGAACTACAAAATGGTAGTAGCTCTATCGAAAAAATAGAAACTAATTGTATTAATCACACAAAAGTTAACGCTGTAAAAAACGGTATAAAAGGTGAAAGTCCTTTAAGACCGTTATACATGGAGATAAGTAATATTAGATCAGCTTATCAATTTAGAAACGTGATTATGAACAAAAGAGGCGCGTTGGGTATATTATCAAATAAAGCCAGCAACTCTGAAAACTCTATCGGGTTAACTAAGAATGAAAGAGAGCGATTAGAGAAGCAATATCAAAAAGATTACGGGATAGACAATAAGCAAATGCAAGTGATTATGTCGAACGCTTCCTTAGAGTGGCAATCGATGTCATTCCCTACAAAGGATTTAATGTTGTTTGAGGAGGTTGAAAGCAATTTTAAGCGCATTATTGACCACTTTGGGCTAAACGATAATCTATTTAGCAAAGAAAAGGCCTCTACATTTAACAACTTAGAGGAGGGCCTATTCCAAGCATACCAAAGTACTGTTATACCTCAAGGTCAAGAGATAGCAAATAGATATGCAGAAATATTCGGACTTACTAAAAAAGGCGAATGGCTCGAGAGAGATTTTAGCCACATTAAGCTATTGCAACAAGGCGATAAAGAGAAATCAGAAATCTTGGAAAAGAAGGCTAATGCAATGGCAAAGCTAAAAGATCTAGGACTTTACACTGATGATGAGTTGAAAGAGATAATTCACTTTTAAACATTATCCCAAATGTGTGGGTAATATACTCTAAATAATTTACATAATCCCTCCAAACTATCTGGTGCGTCGTCGTGTTTACTCGTTCCATCTTTCAAATATTGCGTTAAATTGCGCATAAATAAGTCATAGTCGCTTCCATGCTCGTAATCTGATCTAAACACACAAAAGGACTTAATAAAGCCTGCCATAGTAGTTATTCTAGTGTGTTTTTTAGTCTTTGCCCTGATAGGTTGTACTTGAGTCGCATTATTTAATAAAGGTTGCAATAATTGTTGGTACATCGAACCGCCCATATTGCTCTCTATTCTTAATATATCTAATTTATGTTTGTTTACTATCTCAGCAGTTAATTCTACATTATACTCCGTGCCTTGCTTAGTAAATAAAACATCGTCAATGTAAATTTTATCATTTATTATCTTTCCTATTGGAACAGAATGGTAATCCTCTCCCGTGTCTGCAATATCGACAAACCCTGCGCTTGCTTCGTAGTCTTTTAAATCACCTTTATAATAGTTTAGTTCTTTTTTAACAAATAAAACACCATCTAAATGTTCTAACCAACCTCCTAGTATCTCATGGTTGTACTTATCGGGATCTTTCAATTTAATATTTTCAACATTATTTAAAAAGCTGTCGGATAGGTTATCTAAATTATCTAGGTAGGTCGTATGAATATAACAAACGTTATCTACTACTCCGTTAAATCCATCATCTACTCCTTTGTCATTAAAGAATCTTTGATATATCCAATGCTCTTTAAGTGTTGGGTTAAGTATTAATATTACAATGTTTTGGGAATCTTTTGATCGTATTGATAAGTCTATTTTATCAAAGGTTTTCTCATCTTCCAACTCCTCGGCCTCGTCTAATATCCAAACAGATACCCCCTGCAAAGATTTTAGATTTGCTGTTTGGTTACCACTTGAGGTTTTAATTCCTTTAAATAAAATATCACTTGAAGTATCTTTATTTATTATCTCCGATTTTGTTATATGAAATTTAGAATCTGCATTAAGTATTTCTATCTTCTCATTAAATTCTGGAATAATTGATATGTGTGCAGATGTTAAAGTATAACGGGTATATAATATTCGACAATTTTTTTCAAACGTTTTTAAGCAGGCCCACGTACCAACGCCGAACGATTTGCCAGAACCCCTGCCTCCAACAATAACGTAGTAACGTACGTCTTTGGGTTGCTCAAATAATGTTTTAAACTTATCATTTATTTCAATCATCGTTTGATTTTACAAAAGATATTGGAGTTATCGATGCATTTATATTATCTCCATTTGTAGTATGATCAATAGATTGCTTTGGTAATCCTAGTCTATATGACAGCCATAGTTTTATTGCCCCGACATCATTGTCTTTTACGCGCTCAAATAATGCTTTAAACACAGCGTTTAAATCAGCAACTTTATCTAGCTCCTCAGCAATTTTTATTTCTTTCGCCTTTGGCTTTCTGCCAGCGAAACCTTTGGTACTATGTCCACCGTTATTTTTGCGTTTATCCATAATTAAAAAAAATTAAATAATTAATATTAGAGTCATTACCAATAGCATTAAAACCACTCTGATAAATGAATTTCTTTTAAGATTTAATTCGTATTTATCTTCTATCCATGCTTTAAAACTTGGGGTTGATTTGAATGATAGGCAAGTTATTATCTTATCAATTACAAAGATTAGATAATATACCAAAGACAATAACGAATATAAAATTAAATCTAGTGTTCTCATAATTCACAAATATACAAAAAAAATTATAACTTGTTCACCATGGCCTCACCGATAGAGTTAACCTCTTTTTGAAATATTTGTTTTTCTAAAATACAATCTTTATTTGCTTTTCTACCTACGTAGTCTACTCCAATCATTGCTATTAAATTGTCGTTTTTATCAAAGTACGGTGCTACTGCAATAGAATAAATCCCTTGCTCTTTTAACGTCACTCTAGTTGTAGCGTCTTTAATATCTCTTACATCCTCGTAACGCATTGTTCCATCGACTACTTCTGCAATAAATTTAGGATAAAGTGAGGTCGGTATGTCTTTTAAGAATTTAGCTTGTGGTTCTATTCCTTTACCCACTACTTCATACTCACAACTCATTCTTAACTTGTGCGTTCCATCGAAGTAGTTTTGCCCATTGTGAAACCTAAATATATAAGCTCTATTAGCTCCACAAATATTCATAAGCTCCTCTAATAGTTCGTTGACTATAACGTCTCTATTTACTCTTTTTGGCACTTCTTTTAAGTACTTTTCCGTGCCTAGTTCCATTATGGTTTCTACTGGTTTTTTAAATAAATACAAAAAGTAACCTATAAAAACTGCTAGTATCAAATACCACTTCGATCCTTTCAGCGAGTTAATTATTTTCGTCAAATCCATGTTAAAATTTGTACAAATGTAACTAAAAAATTAAAACATAGTTAAGTTTTAAGCTTCATTTAATTGACCATATAGCCATTCGTCAAATTCGGCGCTATCACTTTCGCCCCACTTTTTTCTAACTTCTTCTAAAAACGCATCCCAAGTGGTTGTTTCTTCTTCAACCCTTAACTGTTCTATTTGCTTTTTAAGGTCTATATAATCGGTTTCAGCTTGTCTGGCTAACATAGGACTTATTTGCCGTAGTTTTTGTAACCATTCAGGTAGTTTATTCATTTGCTTTTTTTCTTTGTTTAAATTCATTGTATTTTTATTAAAATTGTTCTTCTACTAAAATAAAGGATAAAGTATCCCAAAATTGGTATTGCTTGTCAAATCCTCTTACACCCTCGTAAACATCTAGCATCTCTTGACGTTTAATTTCAAAGTTTAATTTGTCTAAGTTTTCTATTCGTTTTTGCTCATAGTTTTCAATACAAGGCTTTTCAACGTATATCGGTTCTACTGTATTGTAGCACCAAAGATAACCGAGTAACGTTGAAACTCCTACTACTATGATTATGAATAATAAATTTTTCATTTTGTTTTTTTATAAAGTTCCAGTCATTCCGAACTGTTTCCAATCGCTAACAAAGTCGCTGTCCTCAAATTCAAACTCACTGTTTTGCTCTACTTTTTTAATCAAAGCCTTTAAACTAGATTCTGTTAATTCGTATGGTTCGTCTTTGTATTCAGATTTAACTAGTGTAACCTCTTTATCTACTAGCTCAAAATCAAAATGTATATGATGCTCATCAGTTACTGGTATAAAATATTCAAAGTCTTGATTCTTTTCCAGCTTATCTAAGTTAAAGCTACTATCTTGAACTTGTTCAAAACATCCACCACAAGCGCAGTAACTGGTGCAAGTGTTTATTTGTTTAATTCCTTTCATAATAATTAATTTTTCGTTTGTGCAAATATAACTATTTAATTCAAATAAACAAGCGTAAAATAAAAAAAAAGCGATTAAAATTAATTAACCGCATTTTAAACCTAAAACGAAATAAACCTAAATTATGAAAAAAGGTTGTAGCAAATATAGTTAAAAAATTCGTTTAAAATCATCTAAGCTACGCACTAAGTGATAATCGTACCCCAATGCCTTTACTTTTTGCTCGAATATAATTTGATTCGGTCTTTGCAATCCCTTATAATCTTTTACCTCTACGAACATAACTCTATCAGGTTGTACAACTATCAAATCACTTACACCCGGCAACATACCAATAGCGATCATCTTATTCCACCCACTCGTTCGCTCGTTCGGTACGCTAAAAATTAGATCCTCTTTGAAATTGTTGCGAAACCACACTACGATTTTCTGTTGTATAATATCCTCTCTTTTCTTTATCATAATATTTCTCGATTCTTTTGTATACTTTTCTTTTAAAGTCTAATATAGTTCTACGCTTATTACCTTTTAATTTTGATCTATGAAGTGCGAACCAAATAGGAGTAGTTATATTAACTATCCTTTGCTCTATTTTTTTAGCATTGTTTAAATATTTCTCATAACTCATACCGTCATAAGCTATCATTCGAACCAAATAATCTGCAACCTCGTTTTTTACCTCGTTTATATCTTTTCCAGTTCTCAACCCAAAATCGATCATCATTTTAGGAGTAGGGATCGGTAGTTTTTCTCTCGAGACTGCAATGCCAAGATGTACTTTCTCTTTGGCTGTCTCTCCCTTTATCGATGGCTTTAATTCACCGCACTCACTACATGGATTTGATTTAACGAATTCTAGACAACTAGGACAAATAAAATAATTCTCTATAATTTGTTTTACACGTTCTTTGTATTTACGATGCCAATTTACGTCCCCCGCCCATGATCCAAATCTATCGACGTTACCTCCTAAATCTATCAATTTAAAATAAGGTTTGAATATCTTATCGGTTATTCTACCTCCACGGCCCACTATTTGATGATAAAGCGATAGGCTTTTAGTAGCTCTATTAAGAATTATATTTTGGACATCATCTACATCGAACCCGGTAGTAAAAACCCCAACCGAAAATAAAACCGCATCTGGCGTATTCCGAAACCACTCGACAATTTCTTTTCTATCATCTAGGCTCTTGCTATCATAACTCCTACAATTAACTCCATTTGATAAAAAGTATTCATAGGCATCTTTATTGGTTTTAGTGTTTGAGTTAAATACCATTGTTTTTTCGCCATTGCAATGATGCTCGTAATTATCATACAAACACTCGATTGAGGCTTGGTTATCAAATACATCATTTTGAGATTTAGAACTAAACTCACCGCTTTTATCCGTCTTTAACTTACCTAAATTAGAATTAGGTATTACGTAGTTTTTAATTGGTGTTAGATACCCTTGCTCTATTAACTCCGATATTTTTACTCCACAAATTAAAGGCCCGTACCATTTCTCTAATGAAATATGTTTAATATGCTTCACATCTTCAATAAAGAACGTTTCCGTATTCATTGTTATAGGTGTAGCTGTAAAACCTAATAATTTGCCTTTATAGCCGTCGTAGATCTTATTAAACTGCATATTGTGTACCTCATCTGTTATAATCAAATCAAAATCGTTAACATTAATTTTGTTTTTCTTAATTCTATTATAGACAGTTTCTACCATGCCAATATTGACGTCTTGAAGTTCAATTTTACGAACCCCAGCTACTATTTTAAATACGCTCTTTTCAATTTTAGATAGCGTTTGTTCAACTAACTCCGTTCTGTTGACTAGAACTAGTACTCTACCTTCGAAGTCGTTTATAATCTTCGTAAATAAAACAGTCTTACCAAAACCGGTTGGCGCTTGTATGCAGTTTCTTTTTTCTGTCGAGTTATTAATTTTGTCTAATAACTCTTTTTGATACGGTCTTAATTCCATTCTGAACTCGTTTTTCTTTCTAACTCATCCCAAATATCCTCATCCTCTACTGCTACATCGCTGTTAGAAGTATTCGCACCGTAAATGTAAAAACAAACCACTCCATTGTATTTAGCCTCCTCAATACGCATATTGTAAAAAGAGCAATATTCCTTTACCTTTTTATTAAATTTCTGTGGTGTATTCCATTGTGCGACTCTTGGATATTCTCTATTGAATTCGTTTCTAAATTCTTTTCTATTTATTGCTTCACCATTAAAGTTTTTTGATTCCATAAACTCAATAAATTCTGCGCCCATATCATCCTTAAATTTCCTAAATTCTAGGTTTACTTTATTAGATTCAACCAACCCATTTTTTAAGAAATACTGAACGCATCTAGTCATAAAGTTATCGAACTTTTGCCACTCATTCTCATCCCAATTTACAAAGAAAAGATGTCCAAATTCTTTTTCTGGGGTGTGATTTTCATTAAAGTAATTCGCAATCTCAACCTCAAAAACTCTCCTCTCATGACTTGCTCCCTCACCTTGTACGGTGTAATTTGTTGTAATAGAAATTTTTGGCGAATCTTTAAAAGGTATCTGAAATGCGTGTTGTCCTTTCTTTTCGATAGTCATTCCTTCGGTTATAATACTGAATAGACTCTCAAAGTTAAAATGCTTAGGCACGTCATCCATTAAGAAAATTTGAGTGTCTTTTTCGACTTTCTGGTAGGCAAACTGACCTTTAGCATCGAACTTCTTACCATCTTCTACGCATACGTTTTTAATATGACCAATCGCCTTATGTATTAATCCTTTTCCAGAACCACCGTTTGGCACGTCCTCACTAATCATCTCATCGTTAAATATAATCGCCTTTGGTTTCGCTTCATTCTGATACGAATGCATAAGATAGCCAATAACAGACTTAAGCGTGTAGTATCTATCTTTATCCTCACCCGATACCTTCCAAATGAAGGATTTAAAAACACCGTCGCTCTCGTTATTTAATTTAATATCTCTTTTAATAACTTGATTTTTCCAAACTAAACTATCAATATCTTTATAATCTAGTAACTCAATATTATCTTTAGTTGTTTTGACAACCCCATTTTGATAGTAAATGTAGCTCGTTTCAGCAGTATCTTTATTAAAATCTACATCTATTGTGCTAACCATAGAAAGATAGTTTTGCTGAAATAAATTCGTTGAATTTGCCATTAACTCAAACGCATCTATTTTACCTCTTTCTCTTAAATCTGCTAAAACAAAATCCTTTATCTTGGACTCCTCAAAAATGCTTATAAAATTCTTATCATTTTTAACAAATAAAAACGTACCACTATTTTTGTCAGGATAAAATTTGAATATATTTTGATGCTCTAAGTATTGCAAAAATCGATAAGTAGCCAATTTTATTTGGTCTTTCTCCGTGTAAAACCAAAATTCGTCTAATTTCAATTCTTGCTTATGCTGTTCGAATTCTTCTTGAACTTTACTAAAATCAATATCAGTTATTTTGTCTTTTAACTTCTCAATCGATTCACCTGCAATAGCTATGTTTTTTATCTGTTTAACTTTTTTTGTGTCCTCAAAAAACCTTGTATTAAATTCAGCAGTATAGCGATACGCCGAATCAATTAGTTTCTGTATTTCTTGCTCTTTAAAATCATTTTGGGCATATCTAAAAAGATATTGTTCACAAATGGACTTATCCACACCGAAAGCATTCATTTGCCTTGCATAGGCATGCAAATTAGTATTTCTGTTTGTTGATGTCCATCTTTTTGTAAACCACTTTTCTAGCCTTTCTGCAACCTCATTTACATCAGTTATTGGGATATTAATTATCTTAGTTTCTATCGGTAAAGGTCTATAAAACTTTTGCGTAAATAACTCGCTTTCTGTATTGATAAAAAGATCCTCATCATGCGATAAGTAACAAGCTCTAGCAATGTCTTTGGTAGACGAATCTAGTTCGTGGTATTGGTTATAATATTTTGTTAACTCAACGTAGTAGTCTTGGTAGTCATCATTGTTGTCTACTAAAGGAATTTTAATTAAAACTTTTAAACCCTCACCACTTGGTGAAATGAAAGATGCAAAAGTATGTTTATCGTTGTTGATATTTTCTTTTAAATTGTCAACGTCTTGTACATTATCAAAATCTAAACAAGCAAGACCGCTATGCTTTCTAAGATTTGCATTTGAACGGCTTGTAAAAGTTCCAGCAAAAGTAACATAAGGCAACCTTGACTTTAAATAGTTTTTAGTTTCTTTATCTTCTGCTCCTCGAATTTGTGCTATCTGCTTTTTGTATTTAACACTTTTTATTTCTTCTAACACTTTAATCGCTGAAGTATCTTTTAGAGGTGATACTGATTTTATATTTTTATAGATCGAAATTCTCATGTTTTTAATTTATTTTTTTCTTGTTGATACGCTTCACTAGCCTCAATTTCACATTCAAAACTACCTAAATATTTGTCTTTTCCGTTTATTGAAATTGCCGAACGCCATTTTTTATCTTTTGTATTCCACGATACACCAACGTACTCACTTGAATAACCTTTTTTGTCTTTTGAACAATTCTTTCTAGTTGTTACTATTTGTAAATTCTCTACTCGGTTGTCTAAGGGGTTGTTGTTGATGTGATCAACTATTAATTTATGCCCGCATGGAATATGTCCTAAAAACGCCATAGCTAACAACTGATGTATTTTATATGCTTTTTGTTTACCATCTTTATAAAGGATAACTAATAAATAACCCGTAGAGTTTAAGGTTGGTTTTAAAATCTTTTCTTTTAGCACTCTATACCTTCCATTCGAAAGTTTTATACTTCTACTTAGGCTTTTGACACTGCCTAGATTACTTACTTGATAATACCCTTCATAACCGGGTATGTCTTTAAAGAATTCTTGTTTATTCATTCCGTATAATGTTTTAAAAATAACAAAGCCTTTAAAGTTTTCAAGTGATACGGCACCATCAAACCCTAAAGGCTTTAAATAATTTTTTTGTTCTTTATTACTAACCTATCCGTATTATTAGTAGAACTACTTTGCAAATATAAATATAATATTCAATTAAACAAGCTAAAGGCAAAAAAAACATAAAATATTTTTAGTGAAAAACAAAAAAACCTGCTACAACCCTTACAAACACTAGCTTAGGCAAAAATTATGCAAAAATAGCCTCCTATAATAGCCTTATAGAGAACACACTCTAAAATAAAAAAAACGTATTTCCATTATTTTTTTTTTAGAATTGATTTTAAGTACTACATTAAATGTTAGTTATTTTTTTGCATTTTTGCATACTAATTGAATATCAAGCATTTATGAATTTCACTTTTTGCCAGTTACTGCATTTTTTGCAACACCTTTCTTGTATTTAGTTTTATCTTAACAACGCAATAGCTCTTAAACGCATTTTAAGCATGTATAAGCGAACGCAATGTAAATAATGATACAAATATATAGGAAAACAAAAAAAGCGTCTTAAACCTAGTTAAAACGCCTCGTGTTATTTTTGGTGTAATCTATTTTATATCTTTTATTGTCAAGTCATCTTTGTACTTAAGTAATTGATAATTTTTTTCCATCTCACCCAAGCCTCTTAGATTATCTTCTTTTAAATTAAAATCAGTTTTTTTTGTCTTGAAATTTATGTAAAAATAGTCAACAGTTATATAATTCCATGTAGAAAAAAAACTATTATCTGTTACATTAAATCGTTTCTCATATTTTATTTTTATTTCTTTTTTTGAAGTTCGACCTGCCAAGTAATCAATAATTTGGTCTTGTAAAAATTCTCTTTTTTTTAATGTCAAATCTCGTGTTTTATATTTCATAATTTAGTTTTAAAAAAGCGCACCAAATTAATGATGCGCCTTGTTTTTGGTTTAGTCTAGAACGGTAAATTTTCTTCTGCTTCTGCTTCTGCTTTGCTAATCTTCCAGCCTTGCAAACTAACATAGTATTTACCATTGTATTCGTTCCCTCGTATATTTATACCTACTTCAACACTATCACCCGCTTTATAAGCGTTTAAAACGTCGCATTTGTCTTTCACGAAGTCTATTGCTACATCTTGTGGGTACGTCTCATCTGTTGTAACTACTAACTGTCTTTTTGTAAATCCAGAATCAAACGTTTGAGTTTCTGCGATTAACTTTACTTTTCCTTTTACTTCCATGTTTATTTATTTATGATTTAATTTTTGTTCTTCAATTCTTATTTTATCGTTTAGCTTTCTTTGCTCTTTGTATAATTGTTTTAAAACTTCACTCTCACTATGCAATTCGTTTTTCTGCTTAATAGTGTTTAATCTAAAATCTTTTTCTAATACAAATTTGCTATCTACTAGGTGGGCATATACGCTCATGCTACACGAAACATTGGCATACTGCTTACCGTTTTTCATGTCTTTAAAAAAATCCATAATTTATGCTTTTTCTAGGTCTGCTTTTTTAAGCATTAATACTTTTCTTTGATCTTCTGACATTTGATATTCATTTAAAGCGGTTATCACGTGTTTTAAAGTTGCTTTATCACTACATAGTACATCAAATTGCTTTTCTGTTAATACTTTCTTTTTAATTGGTTCGGCAAATTCTTTTTTCATTTCTTCAACATATCGAACATCATCAAATTTTCCCATGAAAATATCTGCGTTAAATCCTAATTTAGATAACGCTTTGGTTAGAGCGTCTGTTTCTAATTTCTTTGCAAAATTATCATCTATTTTGGTTTTTGCGTTATCTCGCCATATACTAATTGAGTTTATAATCTCAAATTGACCTTTAGGAAAAAAGAATACAGCTTTCAAACTTACCAATCCTTCGTCTTTTAATGAATAGTCAAAATCTAAAGACTTAAACCCCCAAGATTGACCATATACTCCAAAATGTTCGGTAGCGTTCATAATTTGAAACTGTGGAGCAATAGAAGTAATGTTATTGCCTTTTACGTTTGCTTTCTTTGTGTACTTCGGATTTGTTTTCTCTACCTTATTCCAAAGCTCTAGGTTCTCTTTACTCATTTCGTTTTTCTTTTATTTAATTTTGTTATTTCTTTTTTAATTTGTTCTATCATAAATTTGTCTATTGGTGTCATTTCGTCAACCCAAAAGTGTTTGCCATCTTCAAAACCTATATAGTTTAATCGCTTCATCGCTTTAACAGTGGACACGTGTAAATCTAGTTTTTTTAATAAGAAAATTATTTTCACATACGGTTGGCTGTCGATCTCATCATAAAGCTGGATTAATTTTTCTTTTGTTATCTCCATAATTATATAAATAAAATATAAATTCCGTAAATTAAAAGTGCTAGTCCTACTAGACCTTGGATAACTCCTAATGCCATTTCTCCATTACTTTGTTCTTCTGTGTTTTTGTTTTCTTCTTTTCTCATCTTATTTTTATTTATTTGTTATTAATTATTTTTTCGTTTATACAAATATACTATTTTCTTTTTAATACGCAATACCCCATAATCGGAGCATCTTGTTCGTGTACACCTCTAAATAAAAAAGTGTAATAAATTCCAGTCATTCCAATATATTCAGCGTCTGAAAAGTCATCAAATTTTAAATTCTTTTTTATTCCGTTGGGGGTTGCATAACTTACTAAAACAAACTTTTCGTTTTGTCTTTTTACTAAAGGTTTAGAAAACCTAATTATTCTATTTGCTTTTTTTGTTTCTGGTTTTTTAAATAGTTTTTTAAATAGTTTTTTCATGGCTTATTTTATTATTTCGTTTATTAATTCTAATTTAGCTTTAATCTGTATTTCTTTATTTAGGTTATAATTAGCATCTAGCTCCATTTCTAGAGTTAGCTTTTTGTACTGCAAATAACTTCTGTTAACCGATAACTTGTTTATCATTAACTCGAATTTACTAATCGCTCTTATTGACGATTTAATACAATTAATTTCTTTCTCTTGGAGTTCTATGGACTCAATCGCTCTCGCTGTTCGCAAATTACTTTTTTCGATTTGCAACATCGATTTAATAGATTCGATTCTTTCATGTATATCCAGAATCTTTTGTGTTGTTTTCTTATTCATAATAATAATTATTTCGTTTAGACAAATGTAAGTACTTATTTTAAATAAACAAGCAAAAACAAAAAAAACTTTACAAATTAATGCAAAGTTTTTCTAAAAGTGTCGTTTTTATTACTGTTTAGATAGTAAATATCTAATCAATAAGGCGACAAAAATAAATATAAATAAGAATCTAAACCATCTACTTTGCCAAAAATTCTCTTTTTTTATCTCTATTGTCTTTGTTGGAACTTTTACCGTTCTAATCTTTTCAATAACTAAAGTATCACATTCAGCGTCTAAGTAAATAGTATCGTTTTTAAGGTACGTTAAAACCCTTAAATTTTCTTTCTCTAGTCTTACAGTATCAATAAGCTGTTTAATTGAATAAAACGTATCTATTTGCGTTTTGGGTGTTATTACAGTAAAAGTATCTGTAACGATTACGGTGTCAACTCTTATAAGCTCGGGGTGTTTCTTTACTAGCCTTGCTAATCTCTTTTGAGGTGTGCAACTAAATAAGAATAAAGCAACAATTAAATATATCGTATTGTTAAAAATTGTACTCATCCTTTGCGTTAAATCTTGGGCAACTTTTTTTGACATTTGGAAAATCTCTATGACCTTGAATTATAGCGTTTGGATATTTGCCTTTCAAATGCTTTAATAGTCCCAACATTATAGCCTTTTGTATATCTGTTCTGTCGTCTTTGTCTTTCCCACCTATGTAACAAACGTTAATAGTAACGCTGTTGTACCCTCGCACTCCGTTACTTATTTTTTCTTCTGGATGTAGATTATGAATTTCGCCGTGTTTGTCAATTAAATAGTGATAGCCCGGATTCTTCCAACCTTTACGCTTCCAATATGCAAGTATTGATTCTACTTTTGCGTCTTGGCTCGTAGCTGTACAGTGAACTGCTATGTATTTAATCTTTCTCATAGTTCTTTTTTTACGTCGGTTATTTGTTTCTTAGTAGATTTTATCGTTAATAACATCTTTTCAAAGTAGTACTTAAACCCTCTATCCTTGTTTAACGCTTTTACGTTTTCTTCAATGCTTAGCGATTCAATAAAAAGAAGAACAAAAACACCTAATTTAGTTGCAAAGTTCTCATAACCAAATAAACTCTCACCAATTATATAAACATCAATAGGGTAAAGTAGTATAATAACAAATTGATAGACTAGCATTTTAAAAATAACCCTGCTTAATTTATGGCTACTAATCTTTTGCTTAGTTACAAAAGCCTTCGTAACTCCTAAAATAGTATCTAGCATTATAAATCCACCTATAATAAGCAGTAACGGTTGTATTGGCAAAAAGAATACAATTAAACTAGTCCATAGTGTGATTAAACTTTCTTTCATAACTTCAATCTCTTATTTTTTTGTTCTTTTATAACCTACATTAACTAATCTAGCTAACCCAACACCTACTGAGCTACCTACTATACTGCCTAAAACACCATAGGCTAAATCTTGGTAACTAGGATGTCCAAAGCCTAACAAATCAAACCCCTCTTTAGCTAGATTTAACCCCGAACCAACAGAAGCCCCGATAATAAAACCTTTAAAGCATTTAGGTTCGTATTGGTTTATATTGCTAATTACAGAACTTGCAACCATGCTAGGAACTACTCCAACGATAAAGTGTTTTTGTTTATCTGCGCTAAACTGCCAACTGTCTTGACTATAAGCGTTAAAACTAATTAATGCGAGTACTAATAATAGATTTTTCATGTGCTAAATTTATGCCTCTCATTAGTTGGAAAAATTTCTTTACTCCCAAAAGTAACAATTTTATTTGTCATAACGTCTATACGATAGCCATTTAAAAAAGTTGGGGCTGTTATTTCTTCTCCTTAATCGTTATATTCGTCTTGTTTTTCACTCATTTTTTTCTTTAAAACATTTAAAGCAGTTAAAATTTGACTTGCATCGGCCAAATTAAAAACCCCTTTTTGGGTTGCTAAATTCAACGCTTGTTCAATTACTTGTATTGCTTGTTCTTTATCCATTTTTTTATGCGTTTAAAGTGCTTGTTATTGTTTTTGGGTTTTCGATTAAATCAATTTTATTAATTAATGATTCTTTCATTTGCTCCAATTTACTAGTTTGCTTTTCTCCTTCTTCGTTTTCAGGCTCAACAGAAAATATACTTTCTAGCCAACTTGCTACGTCCGCCTCTGTTACTTCGTCAAAAGGCTTAAAAGTTTCAGCATTAGGTTCTCCTATTGCTACTACTCCATAAGTTTCTGCACTTACTTCATTTTCATTTGTTGCGGAGTATCTCCAATGTACTGCTTTGATTACATTGTTCAAACCGTCTTTTTCAATTTCTCGCTCTACTGCCGAGATTGTCCATTTATAAATCATAATCTTAAATTACTTGTGTTATTATTCCGTTTTTAATTACTAATGTGTTACCGCCCCCAGTATTTACGTTCTGCGTTATTCCAGTCGAACCATCAGCCGATTTGTAGCCTTCCGCTATTACTATTCCACCAACGTCTAGTTTTTCCGATGGTGATGTTGTTCCTATACCTACATTGCCATTATTTCCAACAATACGCATTCTTTCAGAGCCATTATATGAAAATGTAGTTGTAGTAGCATTAGAATCATGAGTCATAAAACTACTAAACCCATTAGCTTTAAAATCCATTATACCAGTTATACTATTGGCAACTATATTACCGCCTCCAAAAGTAAGATTAAAACTGCTCGCATCAAAAGTTAACATAGAGCCAGCTTGACTATATATACCTCTTATGTTTGAAAACGAAGAATCTCTTAAATTTATACTACCTTCTATGTCAAGCTCTCTAAATGGGTTAGTCGTTCCTATTCCTACGTTTCCTTTCAAAGCAGTAGTTGCAATACTATCGTTACCTAATACAACACTATTCGCACCTATCCCCGTTGCATCGTACCCAATGACAATTTGATTAGCTTGTGTTGCGCCTAGTGCCTTTGTACTTGCCCCTAAGAATACAGAACTTGATGAGTTTTTGTTTACTGTTGTGCCGTCTGATAAAAAGTATCCTGCTTCAAATCCAAAGTTTGAGTTATTGTCTCCTGTGTTACTTCTACCAGCGTTTCTGCCAAATGCAGATTGATTATCTCCCGTGTTGCTTTGACCTGCACTCACGCCAAATGCGGATTGTTGAGTGCCAGTGTTTAAATTTCCTGAATTTAGACCAAATACAGTTTGATTAGTTCCAGTGTTACCTTGACCAGCACCTGAACCAAATGCGGATTGATTAACTCCTTCGTTTAAATATCCTGCAAAATACCCAAACGCTGACTGATTAACCCCCTCGTTATTTCGACCTGCTTGCCAACCAAACGCAGATTGATTATCTCCCGTGTTTAAATAACCAGATAAATAACCAAATACAGATTGATTATTTGTTGAATTATCTCGACCAGCAAAATAACCGAACGCAGATTGATAACCTCCAGTGTTATCTAGACCTGCACTCACGCCAAATGCAGATTGATTATCTCCCGTGTTATTTCGACCTGCACTCACACCAAACGCTGATTGATTATCTCCCGTGTTGCTTTGCCCTGCACTCACACCAAACGCTGATTGTTCAATACCAGTGTTATCTCGGCCTGCTCTAAACCCAAATGCGGATTGATTACCTCCTGAATATAACAAGCCTGCCTCCGTACCTACTTTAGTACTATTGTTCCCATCATTTACGGTAATAGCACCTACTACGTGAAGCTCTGTTGATGGATTAGTTGTTCCTATTCCTACGTTTCCTGATGAATCAATAACCATAGGTCTCAGACCTATATTACCGCCACTAGTACCGGGATCGTTAAATATTAGTTTACCGTTCTCAGCATCTAGTTTTATATCTGCGTAATAGGTTGTAGTATTTGCAGTATTTTTACCTTGTAATCTAATATAAGGGCTTATCCCTGCGGTTAAACTACCTACGCGCATCTGTAAGTCATTTGCAGAATCACTTACTACTAACTTACTGATAGGACTATCCGTTCCTATTCCTACGTTGTTTGTAGACGCATCCGTAAAAAATAAAGCGTCATCTGCATTTCCCTTTACTCTAAAGTCGTAATCTAATCCAAAAAAGTTAATAGTAGTAGCTGATGCCCCTAATGTAAGAACATGGTTTGAATAACCAGAATTGTTTACCGTAAACGCAAACTCACCCCCAGAACCCACAGCTCTTATGTAATTTGTGCCTGATCTTGAAAAATCAATCGTACTACTGTCATCTCTTAAGAATATATAACCATTATTATTTGTTGATTTTATCCCGCCAATAACGTCTAGTTTTTCTGTTGCTAAAACCGTACCTATTCCTACGTTTCCATTTGATTCAGCGATAACACTATCTACTAAAGTTCCGTTATCATTTACTGGAACTACTCCACTAGTAGGGTTTGCTATATCTAAATTTATATCTATTGCCATTATTAATTTATATTTATTGTTTCATTTTTGTAAATCGGAATTGATATTGTTTGCTTTAAAACTCCACCAACGTAAATTTTATAAACCTCATCTGGAAGATTTACATATTTAGTGCCACCGCTATTTATAGAACCGCTATTTATTAAAGTGTTCTCTGAATTTTGAATTATATAATATGAATCAGCACAAGATACACCAACCGGTAAAATATCAATAACATTAGTAGTATTTTTAATATCACCGCTGTACTTGCTTTCTATATTTTGCTCCTTATCCTTAAAAAACGCCACTACCTTAGCTAATACTCCTTCGTTATATTCAAACGTAGGACTTTGCTCATCATCTAAAATAACCGGTTTGTCAAAATATTTCTGTACATGATTAGTCGCGTTATGATCGGTTATGTAAATTTGATTAGCAACTAATAAGTGTTCCAAATCAATCTTTTCTGTAAAGCAACTATTAATAAAGTCAGTTCTTAGCTCATAAGTTCTTTTACTTAGATTACGTACTTTTTTAACCTCTCTATCGTTTAATATAATGTTCTTACTGTCATAGTTCGGTTGCATATATCCAAACTTGCCCTTAAAACGTATTGTAGTACCAAAACCGCTATTTCTGTAATTAATACCCGTACTCTCTACAAAGTCATTTAAAACAACGTATAAACGCGTCGTATTTGCAACTATATTTGCACTATAATTTTGCAAGTTATAAGCTCCATAATAATAACTACCTACAACACCGCTAATATCATAATTTACTTTTACTTTATAACAACCTACACCACTATTTAGATGTTGTCGCCAATCTATAATAAACCCCTTTGTGCCTTGATCAAATGGAAAATTAACAGTACTACCTAAAGCTGTTATTAATTGCCCGTTAGTCTTTTCTAGTTCAACCGTTAAGCTATCACATTTTAAAGAAATACCCAATCTGTCATTTTTCCAACTCACCGCATCATTTAAACTACCTACAACTAAGAACGGAACTTTACAGCGTTGCTCCCCTCTATCCTCTTGAATTGTTTCGGGCGGTAATTTTATTAGCTTAACCTCTTTTTTACTTACGTTTCTCATAGTCTACTCAAAAATTTTGTTCCATTTGTGCAAATAAATCTAAAACCATTTGCAAAAATCTCATCCCATATCTTGCCTCTAATATTTTGACTAGATGTTAAACTTTCTAATCGTTCTTTAAACTTTAAAACGTTGGCGTTTGAGTAGGTGTTTATTTGCATAGGTATATACGCTTGTATATTAGCTAAATTTATATCTGTTAATGCGGTGGTATCATCAATGTCTTTTTTAAAATTGACTGTACACCCACTCGTTAAATTATAAACATCTACACAACAAACAGCAGGATCCCCGGATAATTCACTAACCAACGCATCTACATCAGACTTTTGCCCTATTGCGTAAAGCTCGTATTGTGTCCCGCTTACCTTATCCTCAACCGTACAAGTCGGACAACATACGTTTGTACTACTTAGATCCGTGCCATTCATTGCATTAACAAACAAAGGGAAATAATCATTGTTACTTTGCGCGTTAGCCTCTAAGTAATCAAATAGCCAATCGATAGGACTTATACAACTAGGATTTGCGGGCGTTTCTATTCTTGCAATTATCGTGGAGTTAGTACCAATTAAATTAGTGTCTATTAACGCCTCTACGTGGGCCACGTTGGCACTAGGGAAACTTAATTTTGCTTTAGTCTCTCCCGCTAGTGGTTTGAATGGCAAATTATTAGATGTCCAATCCCATTTAGTACTAATTTGTTTACGCTCCTCACTCTCGAAAGGTCTAGTAGCTAACCAACCCCACAAATCGTTTTGATTCCATGCACCGCTATTTAAAGTATGTATAGCTTTTACCGTCATCAAATCATTAGGTAATAAAGCTATTTGTTGGTTTCCATTGCTATCGTAGTACTCAAAATTTGTTGCAATATCCGAACTTGCATCATAATCTTTTAAATTTATGCCAGACCCAAAGTAATAACCAACACCATCACGTACTAATTCACAATTCAATTTTAACGAATAACCATTTAAACGCAAATAACGCATCCACTCCTTGTTCTTTCCGTCATTAGGTAGACTAATATCATAAAAGTCATTTAACGCGTTTACATTTGCAATCCAATACCTCCAATTAGCCATTAAAGACCATGTTAACTCAACCTCGTATAAATTACCACTATGGTTGCCCGTTAACTTTAATTCTAGTTTATTTCTTTCTGGGGCTTCTAAAAATTGATTTAACGCCTCTAAAAAATTTATCTGAATTTTGCCGTTAACCATTGGGTATGCATCAAATCCGATTGACTTACTAAACAAGTCAAAGAAAATACCATCACTGTTACGTACAACTTGAATAGATAAGTTAAGTCTCTCCCATGCTATATTCTCCTCTAAATTAAATTTTGCGTGGTATAACATATCGTCCTCCGTGCAACCGTTATAAGTAACTTCGCTAACCCCAGAGATTTCGTTTGCATGATTAAAAAAACCTTGGAAAGTCATTTTATCATACGGTTGATTTGGAATATCTGCTTTTTGAAGCTCACCACTTGCAACGCGTAAAGCAACCGCATTATTATTATTTGCGTTAAAACCTGCGTTTTCTACGTTAACATCTATCGCAAAAAGTCGCTCATTCGTAGGTAAACTTTCTATGTAGTTTGTAAATTCACTCGTAGGGTTTAAAGTAAATCCAATATTAATTGAGTTTCCAACTAAAAAGGTACTAACATTTGTAACTGATATTTTTCTGTTATTCAATCCCTTTGAAATAATCGAAGCAGTACTACCATTATAAAAAACATTTACTAGACTGATATTGTCAGCCATAGAGTTAATATTATTTTTAACACTATCTTGGCTAGGTATCAAAAAGAACTGAAACTCGATTTTTGTATTAAAAGGATTTGCACTCGTTAATTGAACCGATATATTTGTACTTTGAGTATAGTCAACAGTGTTTAAAGGTGATCCAGAATTATCGGTAAAAGTAACACCTGCAACTGTAAAATCATTAACCCCTTGGTTGTAACTTTCATTAACCCACCCTACGTTTCCTAGTTGACTATCTAAAACTAACTGTAAATTTGCATTAGGGTTATTGTCCTGCGGTAATACAAAGAACTCTAAATAAGGCTTTAAACTATTGTTTTGTTCATACCATTGAGGTTCTAATAAATCGCTGTCATCAAACTTTAAATAATTATCATAAATTAAATCTAATCTATATTGTTTCTCTATTCCGACATCTGGCAATCTAGATAATCTATTTGTACCTAAGTTGTAAGAACCACCCGACTTATTACCTAGTTGAACCACGTCTACGGAATCACTAACAGAAAGTAAATCAATTCCTTTTATCTCAAATCTGTTAACCTCCCCATCGAACAAAGAAAACCTATTACCTTGTTGATTATTTTCAACTAAATTATGATAAAATTCTATTGTTTCCGGACTAGTAGACGTATTATTTACAAAAGATAAAATACTATTGTTTATGCTACCCGCTTGTTGAGGGAAAATAGAGCCTACTAAAAAAGCTCCAAAATCGTAATCACAAATAAAAGTATCACCATTTATAGATGAGATAGTAGTAGTTTGATTAAAAGCAACGGGACTACCCGCAGAATCTATATAACTAAAATTTATTGTAATTGAATCACCTACATTTAAACCCTTCGATGACCACGACGAACCTAAAACTTGAACAGAATTTTGAGATACAATTTTACATAGCTCGTTTGAATTACTCGCATAGTTAAAAGAAACAGTGAAAACTATTTGTTCCGTTACTTTATTGGATTGATTAGCCAATAAAAAACTTGTCGGGGTGTTGTGCCGTCCCGTGATAAAATTTCTCGATATTATATTAATTGGCATTAGTCAATTTTTTAAATTCGTTTATTTTCTTTTGAGTTTCTATCAAACTACTTTCAAAATCTTTTTTTATATCCTCTGGAATATCCGATCTAGATTTTATCTTTTCAAGTTCGTTTAACGCGTTCACAGAGTTAGATAACAAACTACCTTTTAGCTTGTTTAAATCCTTAAAAGACTCTTTTAAATTATCAAATATATCATCCATTTATTTGAATTGTTTGAACGTTAACACTAATGTCTAAAACTGCAAAATCAATCGTACTAATATGTGTCTCCTCACTCCACTCTAAAAGTAATACCTCAGCAACTTTACCGCTTTCCAAAAGTACAAAATTATTATTTAATAGTTGATACATTTCTTGTTGGGTTTGGGCCACCTCAACTCCCGTATAAATCTTTTTGTTATTATTCTCAATAAATCTATCTGTATGATAGTTATTAATTATAACATCTGCACCAATAAAAGCGTTTTGGTTTGGGTTTAATTTATTGCCTTGCAAATAGGCCATTTTAGTTACGGAGAAATATTGTTGACTTATGACCATTACATTTTTTAAACTTTCTATTTTAGCTTTTAAATTAGAACCGGTTAAACTATCTACTAAACCCGCTAATTTTTTAGCTTGCTTTTGAATAAAAGTTAACTCACCCTTTAAAGAAGCAGTAGCAAATGGTATTTCAATGGCATCTAAACCTTTTATTAATTCGTAGTTCACACCTATTGAATTAATTACCTCACTTGAATACTCAGAAAGTCCCTTACTAGTATCATCTAATGTGTTAAAGTCGGAGCTATCTATTGCATATTTACAGTAAATTCTTTTGAACTTTTCATTTGAATTTAAGCCATTCCCATTTTGTACCTCATCTTGGAAAACTTTAGATAATACAATATTTTGAACTGCATTTTGATTAAAAAATGTCTTTCGCTCAATTATCAATTCATTTCCAACTACTCTACTCTTTGCATTAAACGTGTTCTCTATAACAGTAACTAGTTGACCGACTGAATTAATACTATCTCTTAAACTAGGATGCCCGTTATTAAAAGCCAATGAATTCGGAAAAAATAACTCCTTCCAATAAGGCACATTATTAGGTCGTAAAGGAACGGGAATAAGAACCAAGTCACCTAAACTATCTAGTAAATTACTCTTTAAAGTAAATCCATGATATTCGCACCCCTTTTCAATTAATCTTCTAACACTCGCACATTTAAACTTTCTAATAATAGGAAAAATAATCTCTATAATCTGTTGACCTAGTTTAATCAAAGCTATAAATATGGCTATTGTGTACGCTATTCGCCCGGCTAATTTTATACCTGCAACTATTATCGCACCCCAATCCGGCCCAGGAATAGGCGCGCCAACCGGTACTGATGCTTTTATTAAATCAGTAACTCCATCTTGTATTCGTATAATGCTCTCACCAAGCTCTTTAGACAATATATAAAAAGCTATTGATGTACTTAAAAACTTAGCAAATTGATCTTGTTCTACTACCTCATAATATACCTCTCTAAAGTCGCTTGCGTTCCAATTTAAAACATCAAAGCCAAGCGCGTTTAAGTTCTCAAATAAATTATCATTACTGTAAACTCTTTTTATAGGGCAAATAATTGAATTTTCCTTTTTTAAATATCCGTCAGCTTGGAAGTCTAACATATATTCAACATTATCAAATTCATATTGTACAACTAGGGGCATCCCTAAAAACTCACCGTTTTGACTGATCCAATTTAATATGCGCTCTCTATCCTCACGAACAAACTCTAGGTTAGTAATGGATATTTCTAATTCTGTTATTTGCCTAGGCCTAAAATCAAAATTATATGTTATATCTTGACGATTTAAAGGGTTGCACTCTACACCGTCTAATATGTACTTAATTTGGCTCATCTAGTCTTATAAATAGTTGTTGTTATATCTTTGCCTCTCTTTACACGCTCAACTAATCCACGTTGTACGCTATCCCAATGTATCTCTATCTCTTTTTTGTTTTTAAGCGCCTGAGTTTGTTCTTTCATTAAACTTTCTAAACGCATTAAATCATAGGAGTTACCGCCAGATTCTTTAACCCTTCTAATTAATTCCCCATCTTTTGAACTTCTTAAATTCTCAATAATAGATTTAGATTTTTGCGCGTTATACACTTTATCACCAGCGTCCAACATAGTTAAACTCGCACCTTTACTACTACCTAAACTTTTAATATTTCCGTGTTTATCAGTAATAACTTCTGCTCCCTTTTCCTGCGTCCACGCCAACCCCTTTGGAGCGTTATCCGTTCCCTTCTCAAACGCGTTTAAATTACCTAAAAATTGCACCAACGCTTGGCTTGTTAACACGGTTGTCGCAAAGGCCTCTTGAGGTGATTTTCCCTTCTCTAATTCAGTGGAGAATGTATTTAAACCACTAGATATTAACTCTAATTTAGCCTTTTGACGTTCTAACCTCTCTTGTTCTTTTAATGCTTCTCTTTGTAGTTCTATTTGCTTGGTAATTGACTGCTGTGCGTTTATGTTCCCATTATTAGCTAACTCTTGATAAAAATCTTGTAAGTTTTTCGCCTCATCAAATTCTCTCTTTCTTAGTTCAATACGCTTATCAATGTTTTGTTTTAAACCATCTGTAATTTGTTGCTGTAATTTGTTTAATTGGCTGTATAAGTCATTTTCATTTTTGATTATTTTGTCATTTGTAGTTTTAACTAATTCTGGAAAAGATGAATTTAATCTGTCTGAAATTTCTTCTTTACGACTAACATAATCTTCGGCTATTTCAGCCATCTTGTTCTGATGCTCTAATTCTAAAAGCTCTATTTTTAAATCTAATTCTTGTTTATTTTTAATTGTTTCTTTTGCTTCATTAACAAGTCTTTCAAACTCATCTTGTTCTGCTTGTTCTCGTATTTTTTTTATCTCTTTTAAGCGTTCGTCTATACCTTCGTAATTAATTTCCCCACCTTCATTTAATAATCTTCTAACTTCTGCGTCTACGATATTATTTACATCCTCATTTTTCTTTTTTAATATATTTTCAATTTCTTTTGATTCTATATCTTGAATTAATCCTCTTATTCTTAAATTTTCCTCTAAGTGTTTATTAGTTTCCTCTAATGTATCGTTTTTATCTTCGTTGGCTTTTGTTTGCTTCTTTGTTGCCTCGGCATTTCTATCTATTGTTATATTTTGTATTGTTTCCTCATAAACTACATCTTGTATTGCTTCCTCTATTTGTTTTGAAAGCTCTAAATATGACACCATCTCCGATCTAACACCATCGTATTTTGCCTGAAGCTCATCTACTATTTTAGTGTAGTTAGTCATCTCCCCGAACGGATTCAAGTCAAAAGTAGCATCTCTAAAATCTTGCATAGCTTCAACAAAACTTTGTCCCGTTGACTCGCTTTGCTTCTTTATTCTTTCAGCTAATTTCAACGCTTCGTATTGTTTTTCAGCCTCCTCTTGAACAACAGCAAATTTGTCTACCGTTATTTGTTTCTCCTCTTTGAGTATTTTTATTTTCTCTCGTTGAAGTTTTAACTGCAACGCCTCAGTATCCCCGCCTTTTGCTATTTCTATATTGATTTGCTTCTCTAGGTCATCTATTTTCTTTTGTGTAGACTTATCTATATCTTTAGAAAATTTATTGAAATTATCATTTGCCTTTTTAAGTTCATTTGCCTTTAGCTTCTCCGACCTAACCAGCGCTAGGTTACCATTCACGGCGTCCCACAAAGCGTTTGCATAATCATAAGCATAGGATATCAATACTGCCCACCCTATGGATTTTAACGCACTACCTAACTTCTTTGTTCCTGCACTTGCTTTGCCTACTGATTCACCGGTATTTCTTAAAGCCTTATTAAATAGTTTAGTGTTTTTTAAATGGTCTTTAATTTTTAAAGAAAACAACACTGCTCTATAAGATATGAATACTTTTATTAATCTACCTAAAACACCTAAAATAGTACCTAGGTTATTAGCTAAAAAGCCTATTGCAGATTTTAACTTATCGACCGCCCCGCCAGCTTCGGATTGTTGTAAAATAAATCCCTCCCATGCTGAATTTAACAACTTTAATTGGCCCTCAACGCTATCTAAACGCTTATCTGCCATTTCCGTTAACTCATCGTTAACATTTGTTATACTATCTGTTAATTGGGGTAATGTTTCAGCACCTTTTAAAAAAGTGCTAAAAGCCGCTACCGAACGCTTATCAGTTAACTCTAAAGATTCTGCCAAATCGATACCCTTATCATCTAACTCTTGTAATGCGATAGACAAATCTTTTGCGCTTTTTACCGGTCTACCTAATTTCTTAGCTAAATCACCGTTTACATCTGCTAAATTTAACAATATGTTACGGGTAGCCGTAGCACTACTAGAGGCATCAAAACCAGCGTTAGATAATTGACCTAGTAAAGCTGTTGTGTCCTCTATACTAAACCCAAAGGCACTAGCAACGGGTGCAACCGTACTTAGTCCAGTTTCTAATTGACTAAAATCTAATGCAGTTTTAGTAGTTGCAACACCTAAAGTAGAAACAACTCTATCGATATCCTTTGCCTCTAAATTAAATGCACGCAATGCACTCCCGGCTAATTTTGATGCTCTCGGAATTTCAACACCAGTCGCAGAAGCGAAATTTGCTATCCCGCCAGTGCTATCTTGTATTTCTTTAGTTGTAAAACCTAATTTTGCTAATTCAATTTGCAGTCCGGTTATCTCACTAGCAGTAAATTGAGTAGTAGCACCTAGTTGTTTTGCTTGGTCGGTTAACCCGCTCAACTCCTCTTTGCTTTTACCACTTATTGCAGATAAATCTGTAACCGCTTGGTCGAAATCTACAATAGTACTCGAGACGTTTCTAACTACCTCTCTAAGTCCAAAAGCCAACCCTAAAGAACCTAATGCCGAACGTAACCCGCCAATAGCCTTTTTATAGTTACCAACATTTCTAAAGTTGTCACCTACCGTTCGATCTAACTTTTTAAGCTGTTTATCTCCTGCTTTTGCGCTTGATGTTACTTGTTTATAGGCCCTAGATAGTTCTCTATATGCTTTTGTATTACGTTTGCCAGAACTTTCTAAACTTAATAATTCAGCACCTAAACGCTTACTTTCATTCTTATAATCCCTTGTTTGTTTTACTAGCCTTTTATATGCGTTGCTCTCATCAGTTAAATTCTTTTCTAGCCTTTGCTTTACTTTTAAAAGTCTTTCGTTTTCTTTACGAATAGCAACTTTTTGTTTTTGCTCTAGGGCCTCTAATCTAACTAAATGTTGTTGTTGCTTTACGCGTTCGGTATCGTTTTTGATTTTCTCTTTTACTAACCTTTCAGCTTGTAGTTGTTGTTGGTTTAATTTAGTTATACCCTCAAGTCTTTTTTTCTCGGCGTTGGTTAATGTAGTGAATGATTTGGCGACGGACTTTAATTGTACGTCCATTTTTTCCAAAACAGATAGATTTTCTTGTAAACCTTTCTTTAATGACGGTAATACGTCGTCATTGATAATATCACTCTTTTTTATTTGTTCTGCCATATTCCTTTAGCATTTCTCGAAATCTTACTATTGTAATATCCCGGGAGTTTAAATTATAACCAATCCACTTACTTAAGTGTGTCAAACAACTTTCTACACTCATTCCCTCAAAATTATTAGGGTTTAAGCGTTTTAACTCAGCTTCTATAAAATGCAAATCATTTAATACAGCCTCATCTTCATTGATAACAAAAATACCACTTATTTTTATATATTTTTCCTGATAAGACATATATTTTTCATAATCATCACCTAAACCGTATCTATCTAAGTAATCATTATACAATTTAATAGCGTGTAACTCATCGCCTTTTCTATAAACCTCATCTCTATTTACAAACCTAGGATCTGACATCATTTTATTGAAATTGTACAACGGTAATTCGTCAATCTCTAAATAACGTTTTTTTGATTTCTTTAATGTATCCTTTTTTGATTTCAATAGTAAGTTTTTTAATATTTTCATTTGTAAGTCCTATTATACCGTTTCCGTA